GATGGGAAATAATTATAATTAGGCTTTGGAGTGACCTTGTAATCTGGGTACTCGCCTAACCACAATTTGTATGTCCCAGAAACCTGTCCAAGGTAAATGTGAGCATTGAAATAATTAAGATAGCCGTACAACATTGGCGTGTATCCGGCGTCTTTAATCCGTTTCAACGCATACATGATCGCATCAGTGTTGGCTTGTTTATCGCCACTAGCACCATCTTCATAATCTAACGCCACAATCGAACCCTTAGGTGTTTGAACCTTAGGTAACATGTAGTCCAACATGGCCTTAGCTTGCGCCTTGCTACTACCGAACTCACCCCATAGATACGTGTGAGCACGCTTTTTAGCAGCGATTGCACTAGCGACTTGCGTGGGGTAAGTGTATTGTTCGTAAATCGAACCATTAATCGTCCCACCCAATTGACTGATAACAAACTTGTCGCTGCTATATCCAAACACACCGTTAGTGCCTTGATACTTAGCCCAATCAACCCCCTGGTCGCCTTTTGAAGCCATTGCAGTTAATGGCATTAGGAACAGTGATAATGACGCTACTAACAGTAATAACTTCTTTTTCATACTACGCCTCCGTTGCTGGTTTAGCCAAGGATCCTGATGCAATTGCTTCTGCCACAATCGACTGTGCAGCGGCCGCAACAGACTGTGCATCAGTGCTTTTTTGCACATCATTGGTTGCTTGCGGATAAGTCTTGTATAGATCATCTTGTAAATCTGAGAATGCTTTTTCGACTGCATTTTCAACGGTCGTTTTGTCTGTTTCGGTGAATCCTAATGATTTCAAACCGTCAACAACATATTGAACTGCGGTTGACTTTTTAGCTTCACCAGATAAATATTTATCAACGCCCAATTGTGCCGCAGCCGTAACAGCCGCTTCAGCTAATAGTGTCAACGCATTTAGTAATGACAAAGCTTGCTTGTTGTTAGCCAATACTTTACCGATCCACGCGAACACGATCGGAATTAGTGCCGTGGAAATTGCTACGATTAATTCTGAAATATTATTCATGCTTTTCATCCTGCTTTCTTAATTCATCGTTCTGCTTCTTCAAATCTTCAATCGCCCGCTTTAAATCTTCTTCATTGCGATCGGGACGCTTTGTACCGTAGAACGCGGTAAGGAAAGCTACTGCGATCGACCCAGCCGTTGTGATTAATGCGGTAATAACAGCGTCGCTCAATTATGTCAGCCCCTCACCACGATTTCATTAATAATTGACGCCAACACGAATGCAGCGTACATGCTTTCGAATCCAACAACGATACCTTGCTCCCAATCCCATAACATGAACACTATGAAAAACAATAACCACACAAACGTTAGTAATCCCGTCATAATCGACTTATAGGCCAAATTATTTATATTCCATAGCGCATAAACAATTGTAAATGTTCCGACAATTCCCATTAAAAATATAAATGGTGGATCATCGAAGTACATTAATAGCGATGGCCTGGGTGGATAAAATGAGATTGTGTTTTGACGGATAATAAACATCGCACCAATCCCATATGTTTCCAACGCTTTCCAGAACCAGAACCTGTTATTTTTTAAATGTTCAAACATAGCATTACGCTTTCGCTGGTGATGTCGGAAATTCCTTGTCAAGCATAGTTTTGACTGCAGTTTTTACATCTTCATAACCGACTGACCCGATAGTTTTATCTGTGAAATCGGACTGGTCGAGAGTTGAATTTAATGTGATATAACTGCCGTTATTGCTTAAATTTGAATACGCGGTTAATCGAACTGGCGCATCGTTTTGAACAAAAAATTGATAGTTGGTATATGCCAAGTCTGGCAATAATTTCGGCAATTTATTAGTAGCTAACACAAATAATTGTTTCTTAGATAGATTGTCAAACGTAGTTCCTTCAGCTAAATCATCTGCGACAATTTTTAAATTAGCATTAATTTCAAATTTATCAGATTTTCCATAAATTCCGACAATGACATTATCTGTGTTACCAGTTTCGGGTAATAAAGTATATTGGATGCTACGATTAATTAAGTCCATGTTATTTGTCTCCTTTGCTGAATGCCTGTTCTAATTGGTCATAAACTCGTTCGTATGCAATGGCTGAATTACTTTCAAGCTCGTATGGATAATCTTCTAAAGCAACTTTTAACGCTTTAAAACGAGGCGAGTATTCACTAAAATCGATAATAGAAGTTTCATTGTTAAGATCTTTAATCTCATCTTCTAATTCTTTGGCAGCTTTTGACCCTAATTTTTTAGGATCATTTTTATCTGCCAATTCTGACTTAGGAACTAGCTTTCCGTTACTACCTTTGAGTACCCGTAATGAGCCATCTTCGTCAGTCTCAAAGTACTTCTTCTGGATATCAATTAGATCGTCGTTGACTTCTTCCTGCTTTTTAGCAAATTTGCGAATAAGCACACTACGACCTAAGCTAGCCTTACCTTTTAGCTTAAATCCTCCTAAAACATTAGCCAATCCTGTGAGTTCAGAGTTCTTAAATTCAATAGTAGTTTTCATTGTTATTGCTCCTTCTTGTCTTCTTTTAATTCATTGATTTCTTTTTCTTGGTTCTCAATAATTTGCTTCCACTCAGAAAGTAACGGCAGCAAAGCAACAGCAATACGATCGTACTGTATACCTTCAAGTTCACCTTCGTTGTTTCGGACTACGAGCTGTTCGAGTCCTGCATCAGCCAAGTCTTCGGCAATCATGCCATAATTAAGACCCGGTACTGGCTGCGACGGATCCTCGTTATAACGATCCACGCTGGCCTTATCAATCCATGTTGCTGTTGGCAAATTAATGAGTTTCTTACCGTAATTAGTTGAGTGCCCACGAACAATATTTGTTTTGTATTTGGACGCAGAAGTAGTACGTACTAGCGCCCCATCTTCAGCTACATGGACGTTAGGAGATGCACTAATTGTTTTAGTCCATGTTGAAAAACTATGAACATATTCCCCATCAAGTAGTATTCGATTACCACCATACAACTGTGACGTGCTACCATAGCCAACTATAATACTTGGAGACTGAGGGAATATGGGTGTATTTGACTTTGTTGACCCTCCGGAGATTATTACACCCCGTTCGGCACCGGCAAGTTTAGTTGGTCGCCATTCTTGAGCTATTCTATCATAACCGGTAAATAATCCTGAAAATGTTTCCACGTGAATAGGAGACGTAAAAAAGTCGTCAGAATTTGAAGCATTGGACACTGTAACATAATCTCGTCCGACCATTTCTGCACCACCATATGCAAGTCCTCCACGATTATGGATTCTAAAATAAGGAGAATCTTCGGTGTCAAAGAAACTTGGCTCAACGAATTGCATTTCACCATTTTTAATCATTACACGATTACTACCATTAGCTACTGACATATAACCCGAATCAACATTAATATCAATCGAATTATCAGCCGAATGGATACGTCCTGCCTGGAACTCAACATTACCGCTATTCAGACCAATTGTCAGGTTGGTACCTCTAATTGTACCAGCGGTTATGTTGTCAGCATTCAAATGGATTATATTAGCCTTAGTAGCATCGAGTGTACCAGTTGTAATCTTAGTAGCATTGATGCTCTCAATCATGGCATCTTTAATGATTGCATTATCGATATAGGTATTAGCCGTGATATGCAGCTTGTTACCATATATCTGGATTCCTTCTTTGGAAACATTAACTGCATTTACAACACCATCTTTGGAAACCTTGAGATTGATGTCTGACGCAGTTTGTTGAATTGCAGTAAAATTATCATCAGCTTTTTTTACAACTGATTCAATCTGACCACTTAATTGTGTCATCTTAGATTGGTACGTGTCATTGTCAACTTTCCCACGAACCGTTGTTTGAATGCTGTCAATGGTTTGGGAAATACTTGATACAGCTGTGACCGTAGCTAAATCATCTGTTGCTGGCGTATATGGCGTTGCAATGGTGCCTTCCTGCAATTTGACTTCTGTGAAAAATAACCCAGCAAGTTTGCCATCTTTCGATCCGTTATTGTCAATCCGTATAAAGCCGCTATCAACATCATTCCCAGTTGTGAATGCAATACTTGCAACATATTGCGCCTTAGTAGATGAAAAAACAACTCCTGAAATCGGTTGGTAAGGTATTGTCCAACTATCCGTTTCTCCAGTCTTGCGTGCCAAAACAAGAACATCTGAACTTGATACATGAACATCTTCAAATCCAAGAAGTGAAACGATATATGTCGTATTAGGCTTGAGATTGAATCGTGGTGAGTAAGCATAATTCTCGGTAATAGTCT